GATGAAAATAAGCCCTAAGGCATCTAATGTACTCATGTTCTTATTTTTTTTAAGGTTAAAATATCTTGTTTCTCAAAAATTCCCAGCATAGACCTCCCGCAGCAAATATTACGAAATAAACCCACCAGCTTTCCCTCCGTTCGGTCTGCTTGGATTTGGTTTCTGTTTTTGCTTTAGTCTGGGTTTCTTTTTCTTTATCGGTGCTTACTGCAACAGTATCTGTTTTATAGGTGTCAGTTTTTTTATTTGACAAATCCTTCTTATTATTAAAATCCAGTTTCCCTGTGGTCTTTCCCTTGACTTCTTTACCATTGTAGAAAAATGAAAATTCCGCAGGTGTATTCCCGATCGGAGTAATACTAAAACTAGAATCCATACTGATACTGCTATATTCCTCGTGTTCCCTAGTTTGGGAAATTCCCGTGGAATCTTTTTTCTCTCTTTCAGCTTCGTGAATGCTGATTTCTGACTTCTCTTTTTCTAGGACTGCCTTTCGGCTCCCACAGCTTACCATGGACAATAACAGACAAGCAAGCAGGAGCCAGAATCCTATTCTGTGGCTGATTTTACTTTTCATCTTTTTTGCTTTTTAAATCGTCAATATCCCCACTATTGTGGAAGTTTTTTATTTTATCCAAAAGTCCGCTCGGCGGAAATCTTCCCCCTGTAACAACCGACATGTTTGTAAGTGCAGTAGCACCAGGATAGAGAATAACCATGAGCTGAACCAACACACTGAAATAACTCTTGAAAAACTCTATCGGCTCCAAAACCTTATTGATAACAGATAAAATGATAAATCCCATTGAAATAATAGATAATTTAGTAATCAATTCTTTGAGATTCCCTTTGAATGTGAAATCTTTAAGAATTATCAAGTGAACATAACTGTCTAAAATATGGTCTATCGCTAAAACCACGCACAAGCAGAACAAGAAAAATTCACTTTCTACATACCATCCACTGATTCGCTCCGTGAGAGTCAGCGCTGCCGCTGGCGCTAGTGACAACTGTGCTGATGCCAACAACTTCTGCGAAAAACTCCCTTTGTATAACAACACCAGGTTGTCCACAATAAATTCTTTTATATTCATATTTAAAATTCTTTTATGCTTTTTTTACAGTGATTTCTATCTATCGTATCAAGAATGAATACCAGCACTTTACCAGCAAATGAAAGTGTGTTATCCCTTTGGTTTTTGCCCAAAACCGAGCTGATAGTTTCCTCCATGTTTCCAAATTTATAACCCTCTTTTTTCTTTAAAGTCAAGTTAAAAAGAGTTCGGAATTCAGAGTTTCCGAAACGGTCTAAATTGACCGCCGAACTCTTGAAGTAGCCTAAATCCTTGAACTTTATCGCCACAGCCAAGAAATTCAGTAACGACAAAGGAAGAAACAGCGCCCACGCTATAAGGAACAGAAACAGCCCACCTATAAACTTGCCTATGCCTTTCATAACTTATCTAATTCCTCGTTTTTTGTTCTCACAAAGTCAGCCAAATATCCCTGAATTAACTGCAATAGCGTAGCCTTGTTGTTTTTCATCAACCACAGCATATACTTATAACTGCTGACCTTTATCGGCTGTGTTTCTGCCGTAGGCTTACCTTCTTCATCTTTTACAGGAACATTGATTAGCTCGTTCTTTGTTCCTCGCAGATAACTCCAAGTGTCTTTATACACCACCCATTCAGGCGCAGGCAGTTGGATATTGATTTCCTCGCCTGTATCCTTATCCTTTAAAACCTGCTTATATCCGAACATTACAAACTCGTTTTCGCTCTTGGCGTCCAAGTTAGTCACACGGATAAATCGGTTAAATTGTGGAAGTTTCGGATGCGCTTCCATTGGTAATTCTGCAAGATAGAGTGGTGTGTTTTCTACTTCCTCTAAAATCCCCTGCACCTGCTTTGGTATCATTAAATTTTCGTTCATAATATATTGTTTTATTGAATGTTATAGCTTATATCTTTTATTACAAAATCCGCAATGGAAAGGCTTGAAAACAGCGTTACAAAATGGATGTATTTATCTGTATTTTGCGCTGTGAATGATGATATCGCCATTACTCCTGTGTTTCTCATTATTGTGAAAAGTGTAATCAGCCCTCCTTCTTTTATCAAGTAAACATCAGCAAATCCATCTAACTCATTAATCTGCGCCTGTGCTGATATCCTGTTGTTTCCTATTACATACTCTCTTCCCCATCTATCTTTCATTATCAAATCATTAGATAAGTCAGACCTTGGTGACGCATCAAGAGTATCAGAAAAGTGAATAGCACCTATTGACCTATCATCTCGGAATAAATAAGGGCTATTGTAAGTTCTAAATTTAAAAACCCAGTTTCTATCCGTAGGTAACTCTTTGTTTATCCCAATAGAATAAAACCCCTCTCCCTCTCGTGTAGACATATAAACATTATTCCTAAATTCAGCTGGAAAAGCATTAGACCTCGCACCTACAATCATTCCATCGCTCAAAGTAAAAGGCATAGGCAGTTGGTAATTCTTGGTTATCAGCGCCTGTGGAAATCTGCTTCTATCCAGTGTTCTTATAACCATTTCAGAGGCAAGAACAGGCGTAAATCCTATATCTTCCAGCTGTTTTATTTTCTCTATGGTATTCTTTATATCTTGTGAATATTGATTATTCGCTGGTGCTGTAACATTGATACTGGATAAAGTATTCTTCACAGTCACATTGATAGTCGCAGGAACATTGAATGTAGTAGAGACTTTCGCTGTGTCTGAAAACCCTATCTGCTTTGTTGTAGGATTGTACATTAGGTAGCCATTAAAAGCCTTGTCGCTTACCTTGTTTTCCAAGTCGTAAGCCCTACTAAATAGTTTGTTCAGCAGGAAATTCTCCACCTTACCATCAGCATCCTGAATAAGGAATCTGTCAAAACTATCATCTGCTGACTTATCAGTAAGCCCTTTGATAGAATAATAAAATCCTGCTGTGTTAATGAACCAGTTTGCCCCAAGAGTAAGCCCAGCGCCATTCGTTGAAGTAAGGTGACTACTTGCCACATTGCTACTTGCTACACTACTGCTCCCTCCTCCACTGGATGCTGGAATAAATGGTTTTATTGCTTCGTAAAACTTGTCAGCTTCAATATTAGAAGCATCTACACTTGCTCTCTGTTGAATTAGACTCTGCATATCACCAATTGCTCCGCCATCCGCCTTTCTATCTAATTCAGTAAAAGTTTTTTCAAAACATTTTCGGAGGTTTGCTTCTGTAATTGCTCCGTTATTATTATCGGGAAGAAGTTGGTTGATTTCTTCTAATGTTGTTATGTTGCTCATAGTCCTTTATATTCTAAATCCTTTACTAAATCCTTTGGAAAACCCTCCTACTTGTTTTTTCTCCTCCTTCTCTCCTATCTCTCCTATTTCTGCGATGCTTCCTGCATATTCATACAGCGCTGTATTAGCTGAAAAAGTGAAATTTACCATGTTATCCTCTTCGAATTTCTTCCCAGAAGTAGCATCTCCGCTGGTAAGGTATGCAGCGTTTCTAAGATTTCCCAGAACCCAAACTCTGCCATTACTATCCGAGACAAAAAACACCAGTCCAGAATTCCCCGTCTGAGAAAGAAAACCAAGGTTTCTAGGCGTCATTCCTGTCAGCTGAAACGAAAGCTCGCTCATCTGCTTCCATCTCTTTGCACTGCCAGTGACCTTCTCCGATAGAGAACCTTGGTCTAGATAAACATCCACAGCCTTTAGACTTTTTCCGTGTTTGAGTAAAATATTTCCTTTAGAAATTATCCTGCTATCTTCGTAGCCCTCCGCTTCGGGAAGAACCATTTTTGCAAAGTCCCAAACAGAAGCATAGTAGAGCCTCACCAAAATACCTCCAAACACCTCTGTGCTTGGGCAATAATGCAAATCTTCTGTATGTATTTCTGTAATCACAAAAACAAAAATAGCACCCCGCAGGGTGCTAAAAAAAGACAAGATATTACAAGAAAAGACCTCCTTTTTTTGCGATGATAGGGACTTTTAGCTGAGAGTCCTCGGCATTCCAGCAAGGGAAATTGTCCTTGTTCTTGTTCAGATAGTCCCAAATTTGCATAAGATACCTTTCGCTTCCCCTCAGATGGCGTTCCTGGAATCTTATTTTTTCCTCATCTGTAAGCACTACAGACTTTTGCCACGGCAATTCCTCATACTGCACCACGATGCCTGTGCTGGTAAATAGATAGCCCTGCTCTGCTGTGGCATCTGCTATTGATTTATCAATACAGTATTTTTTTATCAAATTTTTCAGCACATCATCGCCCAGAAGAACATCTGCTTCACAAGGTTTCATTTTGGAAAGAAACTCATCCAAAGCACCACGCATCAAATCTGAAAGCATCAAATAAACCTCTGGAGAAATTTCTCCGAAATAATATTCCGATGCAGAAAATGGCAGTAGAGAAAAACTTCTCTTGAAAAAAGGCAATTCCTGTTTTTCCGCCAAAAGATTCAAGGCTTTTGCTAAATAAAAATCTGCCTTTCTGAGCCAACTCAAAGCCAAGTCACGAACATCCCACCAGCTGGCGTTCTTGGTCGTTCCCTGCTCATATTGGTTAATTCCATAGTTACTCAGATGAACCTTTATCCTCGGAAGCGACAAAACAAAACTGTAATGAAGCCCTGCCGTTACCAAATTATTATAAGCCGTTGGATTGGAGGTTTCCAGCTCTTGGAATACTTCTCTGTCTACCAAGGAGAAAATCTTTCTCTCAAACCCATACTGCTGGTCTATTAACTCAAAATCAAAATTCTTGGGAAAGCTCACCAGCTCTCTGGCTTTCTGCTCTGTTATTTTTTCCATTGTTACTATATTTTCCGCACTGATTACGAAACTTTTACTTTTGGTAATTTAATTCTTAACTGCCACTTGTCCATTTGGGTTTTTGTCCAAAGTTGTCAGATTGATATTCGGGAATTTTGCCACGAGGTCTTTGTTCCAGTTATTCCATTTCTGAATTAGTCTAAAAACCCAAAGCGTTCGGGCGTGTTTCCTCGGAAGTCTCGCACAAAGTATCGTCCATGCCTCCCGTTTATCAGAACCAGAACCGCTCAAGTTTTTTCCACCAGGAACACCCGCACCCAAAAGGGCTGGATCTACCCCCATAGAGAACAAAATCTCCGAGTTCCCAGCACTGGCATCGGGCAGAAAATCACCGCCAGCCTGTGTCTGCTTGATTTCCTCAATCTGAATTCCCTTTATCAGCTCTCCCGAGTTTTTATCCCTGAAAAATGGAGAAATCAAACTTTTTCCGCTTCCTTTATTCCCCGTCATCTCTTTGTCTATGCTGTTTACCAGCTCTTCTCTGTATCTGTTTTTCAGCTCACTGTCGAACTTCGCCCACTCATCCTTTCCGTATCTATGAATGAAGAAATCATCAGCGATATGAATCATATATTTAAAGTTAAACTGCTGCTCAAACATTCGTTTTTTCAACTCTGGAACGGACAGAACTACATCCATCCAGCCGTTTTTGAACGAAGAATGCCAGCCGACCGATGGATAAACTTTCTCTATCATCAAAGTATTGACAATCGGAACAATGAATTTGCTGATTTTCTTCGCTTTGCAGTAGTCCTTGATTTCCTGCATGGACAAATTCTGCCCGAAGCATCGCACCTTTATGGTATCTTTTTCGTTAATATCCGTTTCGCCCCACGCAGAATTGATGTAGATATTTTCTATCATGCCGTTTTTTGGCTTTTCAAACCTGCAGAACCCCGCCTGCTGTCTTGATACAGAAATAATTTCTTCGCCGTTTGGACTCAGCAGAAATTCTGGGAAAGCAATACCAAAACACTCAAAATCCGCCACCAAATCGCTCAACACCAATTCAAACTGCGTTCTATCAAAAAAATCATAGATATTCGGCTCACTGCTGGGAATTTTTTCCCTAAACTCTGCGTCGCCCTCGGTTTCTACTAATTCAAAAACCTTAAGCCCCAGCCCATAATGAGCCGAAGTAAGCACCTCCAATCCGCCCAAAGCAGCGCCCACCATCGCCACTTTTTCCATCAGGCGTTTAGGATATTGGTTATCATCGCCCCAGTTGCACCAGTTATTGGAATCCGTAGCCGATGCGTTTATTTTCGCAACGCTGTGAGGTTCTGCGCTGGCGCCTTTGGCAGCACCGCTAAAACTCACCACAGAATTACCCCCTACTATATAGGTATCATTATCTATTTTCTGCATTTTTATTTATTTTTTTTACAAAAATAAAGCCTAAACACCCCAAATAACAGGACATAAAAAAGCTCTATTATTTTCTTTTTACTCTATAACATCAGCAATAATGGTCATTCCCTCTCCATGTATTCTTTTCCATACATGCTCTGTGAAGAAATTATCCATTTCTTTATCTGTCATTTTTTTCTCTCCAGAAACATGGCGGTAAAGCCCGTTTTTAAACTCTATTTTTTCTTTTTCCTCCAAAGTATAGTCATTATAACAGAGTTTTTTCATCCCGCCGTCTACTCCATAATCTAAAATATTAAAAGCAATAGGAAACTTACCCTTTAAGCCTTCCCAAGACATGCTTGGAGTAATAAACAAAGCCTTCGCATTATAATAGATACCCATATTTTCCCTGAATATACTTCCGCTTGAAGCTTGCCAGATATCCATTTTGTTAAACCCTGCTATCACACTGGCATTGAGTTCATAAGCACACCGATAATAGAACAACTGCACAGCATCATTCGTAGGATAGGTTTCTCTGGCGTGTCCAGTTGTCACCTTGATATAAGGCGGGTTGGTAAAAATGATTAAACGCCGCAACTGGGCAGCTTCAAACAAAGCATGAGGCAGATGATTAATGTTTTTATCATTTAAAAAATCAAACTGCCACGCAGGAATGCCTTTGCTTCTCAAAATCTCTACATCCTCCGCTTCCAGCGTAGTGCCGTATTTTTCACATCCTTCGGGCAGGGCTTCCAACAAAGCCCCCTCCCCAGCAGCAGGATCATAAAAAACATATTTTTCAATTGGTTTATTTAAGGTCTTTTTCAAATATTCTACCGCTAAATTCGCCCACTCCTTTGGAGTATAATAAGCTCCTGTTTTATGTTTTCTTTCTTTTGTAAGCTCCATGTTTTATCAA